TTATTAAAATCTAATGTCTGACCCCACGATCAATAGAAAGTTTGTTCAGAATCAACGAGATGTAATTCTTGAGGATATTATTTTGACACCTTTTGGTTCGGGGTCTTTTAGCATTAGGGGCATTGTGATTTCGTTTGGCATTTATGAAAACATTTACAAAAATTTTCTTGAGGGCGATATCGAACTTGTTGATGGTATTGATTTATTAGACTCAATTCCAATCGTCGGGAAAGAAATGATTGAGTTTAAATTTAGAAATCCAACAAGTGATAAAATCAGATCAGTCAAAATGATCATCAACTCTATTAAGGACAGGGTTAATTCAAATGATAACAAGGCTAATGTTATCATGCTTTCACTTGTTTCACCGTCATCCTACTCAAACTCAATTAGTAAAGTGTCTGAAAAAATGGAGGGGACTTGTAGTGAAGTAGTGTCATCTATCGCAGAGCAATACTTTGAAAACAAAGGTATCATCTCAGATTTGTCATCGGATGTCAGATACAAATTTGCATTTCCTTTCATGTCACCGGCAGACAAAATTTCATGTGTATCAAGTAGGATTGCTCCTAAGTCATCAAAAAATCCTAATGCCAACTCAGGGTATCTTTTCTTTGAAACAATGCAAGATTTCAAATATAGATCAATCAATCTAATGTTTCAACAAACACCTAAATTTTTGTTCACAGACTCAAAAATTATTAGAGGCACTAATGACATCGTTGCTGACAAAGCAGTAGAAAGCATCACATCTCGACTTAGATTTGTTAAAAACTCTGATCGAAGAACTCAGGCACTTTCAGGATCACTTAGATCAACAAATTATTTTCACGACTTACTGACAAAAGAATGGGGAGTAGAGGAATATTCATATCTCGATGACTCAGATAGTTTTGCGGATTTCAAACCAAGAACCCTTGAGTATTTGTCAAGTGAATCAATACCAGACAAGGATCGTAAAAAAGTTGTGGCAATAAATGATCCGTTATCACTCACTCCATCCAAAATAAATACCTTTACTCGACATTCAAAAATACATGGTGATGAGTATGGAAAAAATGAAATGGATTTTGAATTAGCGAGGCACGTTATTTCAAACTTCAATATGAGCAGAGAGACTGTTGTTGAAACTGAAATAAATGGATCTTCAAATTTATTCGCTGGTGATTGCGCATATCTGCGTGTTCACAATAATGTCGCTGGTCAGGAAAATTCTTTTGATGATGAAAAAAGTGGAGTGTATCTTGTTAGTCAATTACAACATAGGGTGACTGTTGGAAAAGGTAGCGTACCAGACTCCTACAGATGCGGTGTGCAATTTATTAAAAATTATAGAGTGAATGAAATTCCAGAAAAAGGTAACGTCCCCGTTCCGAAAGGTTGATTATGTTTCATAAAGGTGTTGTAGAGAATAGAGATGATCCTGAGCAACTTGGTCGCTGTAAAATTAGGTGGCTTGGTGTTCATACTGAAAATAAAACGCTTCTTAAAACTGAGGACTTACCTTGGTCGTATCCCATTCAGCCGATTCACTCTGCTGCGATGAGCGGTGTTGGTGAAACCCCTATCGGACCAGTTGAAGGCACATGGGTTGTTGGGATTTTCGTCGATCAAAAGGAAGCATCCATTCCAATGTTTTTTGGAACTCTTAGTGGTATTCCGCAAACCGCAGCGGACCCAGAAACAGGTTTCAATGATCCAAATGCAAAGTATCCCTTAGAGGATTTACTGAACGAACCTGATACCAATAGATTGGGTCGCGGTGTTGAGAATGATACTGTGGTTCAAACCAAAAAAGAAAATCTTGACGAGATGAGTTATCCAATTGGTGGTGGACAACAAGAAGACAAACAAGAGCCAGAGACTCCGTTTGCAGCAGAGTATCCTTTTAACCATGTAAAGTTTACTGAGTCTGGACATGTTCAAGAATTTGATGACACAGAGGGTGCTGAACGAATTCACACATATCATCGCTCTGGATCATTTGATGAAATTCACCCAGATGGATCAAAGGTTACTAAAATTGTCAAAGACACATATACTGCCGTTCTTGGAGAAGAAAACATACACATCGCACTTGACTCGAATAATCATGTTGTTGGCAACTTAAATATTTTAGTTGAAGGCAATACAAACATTAAAGTGGTTGGTGACGTTGATGCGAGAGTTGATGGCAAACTCGATCTTAGAGTTCAAGATGATATCAACATGACAAGCCAAAGCGGTAATATTAATATCAAAACCCCAAGTGGAAATATAAATTTAAACTAAAATGACTTCTTACAATCCCTCAAATTATGGCATCTCTTTGGACACGCAAATTGTCCGAAAAATCAACCAAGTGTCAACACTTGACTTTGGTAAGGATGTTTTGCGCAATCAACCCAGAGATATTTCTAACTTCGATACCTACTTTGAATATCTTTTAAGCAGAGGGTTTTCGTTTTTCATCTTTGATGAGGAGCCTGAGTATGCGGAGGCATATTCTTCTTTTCCAAATAACACTGCCAGATATCATTTTATTGAAATGATTACGCAGGGTGGACACAGTTTCAATCACCCGATGTCTGATGCGGAAGTAAAATTGGCACACCCTGACCTCAACGAGAAAGAAATACAAAATCTTAGAAGGGTATACAAACTAAATTACTCTTTGCGACCTTTTAAAATCCCAGTTCAAATATCTCGATCAGGATTAGGTGATGAGGATATCGCAACTATTAATGCAAACTTAAGTGCATTTGAAACAAAGGTCAGACAAAGTTCATCTCTTATAATCAATGAGCCAAAAAAACCAAAGTTCAATTCAATTCAAAAACTACCAAGTATTCGTGGCACAATAGTTAGTAGGGCATCAGTCTCTCCACCATCAAACCCAAACGTCGGTGATCTTTGGTATAACAGCGGAACTGCAAAACTATTTTCTTACCTCTCAGATGGTAAGTCTACATATTGGGTGGAGGTATAAATGGGTCAGCCTGTGGCAAGATTAAATGACATTTGTGGCGCACCGATTGTCGCCTCGGCAAACACAGTGATTACAAATGGTAGACCAACTGCCGTGATCAATGATGCTGTCGTGCCTCATTTTCCGTGCGGACCTCACTGTGCTTCACGAACCTGCACCGCCTCGTCAAGTGTTTTTGCTCAGGGTAGACCTGTGCATCGAGTTGGAGATGCTTGCTCTTGTGGACATTCGACAAGCACAGGATCAAGCAATGTTAAGGCAGGTGGATGATGGTATTATTTGATCCAGAGTTAGTAAAAACAGATGGATGTCCTGTGCCAAACTTGGGATTATCTCCACAGCAGGCAGAGTTTCTACAATCAGTTATAAGGGGTGATGTGTTTTTCAACCCCGTCGATGAAGCGTTAAACGGAGCGTTGAATGAAATCAATGGATTTTTAGATGCTGCGATCAATGTTCCCCAATTAAGTGGTGTTGTGTCATCTTTATCAAATGTGGTTAATGTTCTGCAAGATTTTCAAGATCATGGAAGAAGATTGTCGGGGCTTATCGCAAATCCACAAAACGCACCCGGACTCGCTGGCATAAATTCTATTGCAAAAACATATAACAATATCAAAAATGTTTTTGAAAATGGTAATGTTGGTGATGCCCTTGTTGACCATTACAGTCCGTTTTTTCAGTCAATACTTGGACCCGGAAATCTTGCGGTTGGATTTTTCAAGGATTTAATTGAAGGCGACTTCAGGGGTGCTTTCTACGCTCTTGCCGCTCAGGCTGCTACAGACCCAACAGGAGGTGCTGCCTCTGCACTTTTAAATCTTACTGAGTCCTTGAGTCAGGCGATTAATTTGATTGATATTATTCGTCAGGCAGATGAACTCGCTGTTGCCGCTGCACTCGAATATATTGGCAAATATACCCTTGGATTCTCCGCACTTGAGATGCTCGAAGACCCATGTTTCAGTCAAAAAATCTTGCAAAATATAACAAACCCCGGATCTTTTGATATCCTAAACACATGACATAGATATAAGTATGGCATACTTTCCCACCACCACGAACAACGATTCATTACCAACCGATGTCAGCACGGTTCGGTTTAGTGATCTTGATTTAACATTTGCCAAAAACCCTCTGACTAACGATATCACCTCTCTAAAAAATGATGAGGCTGTGAAAAGGTCAGTTAAAAATATTGTTCTCACTAACTTTGGTGAGAAAAAATTTCAACCATTTTTTGGTGGAAACACGACCGCACAACTGTTTGAAAATTTCGGTCCGTTTTCGGGTCGGGAAGTTAGTAGTGCGATTAAACGCTGCATTCGTGATAATGAGCCAAGAGTTAACCAACTTCAAGTTTTGATAGATCCTAAACCATCTCGTAACTCTTTGAACGTGACAATTCGCTTTACAATTGAGAACTCACCATTCCCAATCACAGTCAGTCTCGCTCTTGAAAGGTTACGATAATGTCAACAGAAAGAAAACAATTATCTGTTAATGAACTTGACTTTTTTAGTATTAGATCAAATCTTAAAAACTTCCTGTCCGGTCAAGCAGAATTTAAAGATTATGACTTTGAGGGGTCTGGTCTTTCAGTCCTACTTGACGCACTTGCTTACACCACACACTATCAAGGCATTTATAACAACCTCACCGCCAACGAATTGTTTCTCGACTCTGCCTTAAAGAGATCATCTTTGGTTTCACATGCCAAGTCTCTTGGATATGTTCCAAGATCAAGAACCGCTCCTGTCGCTGACATAAGTGTATATTTTAATGATCCCCCATCAATCATTCGTGCCGGTAGTGCGTTCACAACAACTATCAATAACAAAACTTACAACTTTACAAACACAGAAACCGTTGCCTTACCAGATGGCAGCAATACGTTTGATAATATTTTAGTGTATGAGGGAAGCCTCAAGACAGATTCGTTCGTGGTTCCAAACTCAGAGCCTTATCAGCGATTCAGAATTGACGATGACTCTATGGATACCAAAACAATCAAGGTATCCGTCTATAATAGCGTATCTGATCTGTCAGGTATTAATGATGTTTGGACTCTTGGCACAAATGCCGTTTCTATCACAGGTGACACTAAAACATATTTTGTTGAAGAAGACTTTGATGGTGCTTACTCAGTTGTTTTTGGTGACGATGTTATTGGCACTAAACTTGAAGCCGGTAATGTTGTCAATGTCTCATACTTACAGACCAACGGTGTTGAGGCAAATAACGCAGGTGCAAACGATTTAGAATCAAGCAGAGCGTTTTCATTCACAAATGGTACGGTCACTGTAAACAGTCCAGCCGCAGGTGGAGCAAACAGAGAGCAGATTTCGAGTATTCGATACAACGCTCCAAAGGCATTTGCCTCACAAAATAGAGCCGTGACGGTCGGTGACTTTGAAGCACTAATCAATAACAACTTTAGTGGATTTAGTAAAGTGTTTGTTTTTGGTGGCGAAGATGCGAATCCACCTCAGTTTGGTAAAGTTTTCGCTGTTCTCAAACCCAACACTGCCACGGTTGTCCCATCAAGTCTTAAAACTGAAATTGAATCATTTCTTAGAGACAGAACAACGGTGAGTGTGATACCAGAGGTCATCGATCCGATCCCACTTTACTTTAGAGTTTCATTGAATGTTATTTACAATCCAAGTGTAGTCAAAGTCTCAGAGGCAGCACTTATTTCCTCAATAAGAACTGTTATTTTTAACTACGTTGAGGAGCAAAGCCAAGATTTCAACACATCCATATCATACTCCAAGATTCAAAAACAAATTCTTGACTCAGTTCCCGGTATCGAATCAATTTCCTTGTCGCCTGCCCTTGAGTATAGATTTTTACCAACTTCAGACGTATCAGCAGACTATCAATTTGAATTCAAAAATCCAATTTTCCACCCACATGATGGTCACAAACCCGGAGTCGTTTACTCAAGTGAATTTAATTACGCATCTGCCGATGGCACAATTAAAACAGTCCAGATTGAGGATGATGGCTTTGGTAATTTGAAAGCGTACGAGACAATCAATAATAATAAACAATATCTTGATGTAGATTTTGGTACGGTAAACTATGCTCAAGGAGTGGTTAGTTTTAATGAGTTTTCACTTTCTTCACCAGACAATAGCGATATTAAAATTTACGCTGTCATTGGTGCAAGTAGAGTGTTCTCAAGTCAGCAATACATCATTCAGCAAGACAGCCGAGACAACTCTGCTATCTCGGTTTCGGTTTCTGGTGATGTACGTCCAGATAACAGGGTGAATCTCGTTGGTGAACAATTCATCGGCACTACCAGTGTCAACTCCTCTAACGTGAGTCAAGGAGTTGGGACAACAACCACAGGGACATCTACAACATCATCGACATCCACTTCAACAGGTGGCTCAGACTCCGGCAGCGGCAATGGAGGCGGTGCTGGCTCCGGTGGTGGCGGTGGTGGTGCTGGCTCCGGTGGCGGTGCTGGCTCCGGTGGTGGCGGCGGCGGTGGCGGTGGCTACGGAGGGGGTTACTAATGGGCTACGGGGGATCACTCCTTTTACCATTACAAATTTTCACGCCAGATCCATACAAAGATTATGGACCTCTATCTGTTGATGAAAGATTTTCTACACTTATAACAAATATTTTTCCTGAGTTTGTAGAGAGTGATTATCCAAAGTTTGTTTCTTTTATGAAAGCATACTTTGAATACTTAGAAATTTTTGGAAACCCGAGAGCAGAGGCAGTTAGACTCGGCAGTTATTCAGACATTGATGAGACACTTGAAGATTTTATTTCTTACTTTAAGACAACTTATCTTAATAATTTTCCAGAGCAACTTGCGAGTGGTGTTGTTGATGAGCATCTTATCAAGAGAATTACAGATTACTACGGTGAAAAAGGAAACAAACGCTCACTTGACTTTTTGTTTAGAATTTTGTTCAACGTAGAGACAATCGTTCGTTATCCAAAAGACGACCTTTTTAAATTGTCGGATGCTGATTACTCACCGAGCAGCACGATTAGAATATCAAGATATAATACGATTGATGAAATTTTACCATTTAAGGGTGGTGAAATTACCCAAAGAGAGTTTGATAATTTTGATAGTCCAATTGTCGCAAACGGGTTCATCGATGATATTACTTTTCATAGAGATGACGGGGTGGACTTTTGTGATTTGAAAGTTGTCAAGATTCGTGGCTCATTCAAAGGTAACCATTTTATCGAATTACGAAGCGATAACAGAAACAGGCTTTTGATTGAAAGAGCATTCAAAGTTTTGAATGGTCTAAAAATTTTCAACGCAGGATCTAATTACGCTATCAATGATGAAATTGTTGTCACTGATTCTGCTGGAAAAATTGCACAGTCTTCAAAGGTAGTTGCCGTGAGTTCTGTGGGTGCTATCGAGGCACTATCAACACCTAAAACAATCAATCGCATTTTCTTCCCAGCAGAGAACTATAACTTCGCTATTCGTAGTGCGGGAGGCACAGGAGCATCATTTGGTATCAACACAGATAGTGCGGTGATCGAAGACACCACTGTATTTACCAGTGACCGATCACGTTTGTCATCTGATTCATTCATTCAAGATAACTTTAAATTTCAAAACTACTCGTACATTATTCAGTCTGTGAAACAAATTAAGTTATATGCAGACATTTTGAAGAAAGTGTTCCATCCCTCTGGGGCTGTCATGCTTGCAGATTTCATTCAAAATAATGACTTTGGTGGGTCTAAGTTTGAATACACAGCAGTTACTTTTGATAACTTCATTAGTCCAAGAATCGCTAATTTTTTCCCATACACAATTGGAAGCACGACCGATCTCCGTGGTGACACAGTGGGGAGTACGTTTAGTGATTGGTATCCTACAGGATATAACGGATTAACGGGAGCGACCACAGAAAATTTCAATGGAAGTGGCTTGGGAATCTCACACGATCCGTACAATGCAGGAACATTTGTCTTTGGTCCCGTGGGTGGTATCACCGCTGGTGATGCTTGTCCCGAAGAACTGCTCTTTGGTGTGGCATTTGAAAAGCCCGGTTACACTCTCGCATCACAACCGCAAACAGTTATGACAGAGACAGATGATGCTTACTCGAAATACTTTATTGTTCATAAGCATCCCGTTGCGTTGCTCACCAGATCACTACCCGCTGCGGATGGGTCATCAGAGGCAGCGAAAAGAGCGAATAAGAATCCACGATTCTCGAAGTATGTTAAAGACCACCGAGGAAAACCCAGAGTTGCAAGACGCTTACAAAAACTATTCATTGATCAAAACTCTGGTATCTCAGGATCAATTTCTACAGACGATAAACTTATCCAAAAAATCCCCGGAAAGCCAGATGCGATTGGTATCGTGACTGCGGTTGAAGCCGAGAGGTCTGATGTCACTAATTTTTACACCAACAAGCCCATCGCAAAAATTATTACTGAATTTAGACAAGGCATCACTACACAACCACCCGAAGATCCATCCGGTGTGTCTGGTGCATCGCTGATTGACGCGGCATCGGCATCCCTCTTGCCATTTTCATCATCGAGTGTTGCATCTTATGTGACTTCTGTTGCAACCTCTCCATCAGTATCGGGTCTTGAGTATTATTCGGTTCTGAACACTGTAACAAATGAGCAAGAAGTTAATGTTAAAATTTCATCAATAAACTCAACTCAGTCAGCAGTTAGGCAAGACCCAAACTCAGGTTATCAAAGAGAAGTTAAAAATAGTGAGGTCATCGCAGGTGGAAATCTCAAGGCTACAACTGTAACCGTACGAATCGTATCAGGTGAGTTCTCAAATGAGACTGATACTTTTGGTAATAAATACCAAGTAAAGACATCTGATGGTGCGAAGGTATTTAAATTAGCATCGGGGTTAGCACAGAGAGATATTAGTGTTGGTAAAGATTTCGCTGATGTCAAAGGCACTGCATCCTCAGATAATTTTGTTACCGCAGCGGGTGAATTTGGAGAAGTTGAAATAGGTGCATTTATCACAGCACTGGAGGCAGAATAATGGCAACATCACTTACGTTTGATGCACAATTAAAAACACAAGTTGCAAAAAACTTTGTATCTGATTTTAAACCCTTTGGTAAAGATAAATTTTATGTTGCCATTGGACAAGTCAAAGATGTGACTGCGGAGGGTTTAGAGCATCGTAGTCGAGAGCGTGATAACATTTCAAGAAGAAACATCGCGTTTGCAAAAAGAGTCACTCCTAAAGACGCGACACTCCTGCTTCAAAGAAACGATTGGTCATCTGGTATTACCGTCCCACCGCTCAATACAAAAGATGACATGTCTCAAACCACTCCGCCTTTTTATGTAAATACAAATGAAAATAATGTATACATGTGTCTTCAATCGGGCATCACCGGAAGTGTGTTCCAACCCACAGGCACGGATACGAACTCAATTGTCATGCCCGATGGATACGTTTGGAAATACCTCTACTCAATCGCGGGATCACAACTCAAGTTTATTGATGAAAATTTTATCCCTGTTGAGGAGTTGCCTTTTTACGAAAATGTTTACTTTGCATACGAAGATTTAAGACAAAGACAATATGCTGTGCAATATGAGGCAAACCTCGAAAACACTGGTGGATCTATTCGTGGTGTTCTTATCACAAGTGATCCCTATCCGGCAGAGGCAATTTATGAGAGAGGTGTGCCGGAGAATGATGCAAACACAGTTGTCAGGGCGACAGGCACAACTGTGCGAATCAGTGATCCCAACTTGCCTGATCCTGCTGGACCGAACTATAATATTTACCAAGACTACTACGCTGGATATTTTATTAGAATTTTAACTGGTGATGCGGCGGGAGTCGTGAGACAAATCATAGGAACCAACCCCGGAACCGCTGGAGACTCCGGTGGCGAGGGCGGTGCAGAGCAAGACATCCTTGAACTCGATCAGGCGTGGGAAACTAATAGAACCCCCAAAGAAGGTGATCGATTTGAAATCGGGGTAGGCGTAACGATCAGCGGAAATGGTCGGAACGCTTTGGCATTCGGTAAATTAAATCAAGACAGAACGATCAAAGAAGTTATCGTTTACTCTATTGGCTCTGGATACTCAAACGCTACAGGCACAGTGAGAAAGAGTTACACATCACCAATATTTGGAGAAGGTGAAATTTTTCTTGGGACTGGAACACCGGGGGAAACAGACGGAGATGGTCTTCCATTCAGTTTCCCCGTTGTTGATCCAGTGTTTGATGTATTGTTGACAAGCAGTGTTGGTAGAGATCCGACTCTTGAGTTATTTGCAAAACACGCAAGAATTCAAGTATCT